ATTTTTCTCTTTACTTTGTTTTTGGTGAGATTATTCTTCATTTATATTCTTTCTTAATGCCTCCAGCAGTAGAATAAGTCTTAACTATATTATCTGGTTTATTTTTAAAATGCTTTCTCATTACTTCTACATTCTTAATATCATCATCTGAAAATCCTATAGTTGGTTGTTCTGGTATAAATTCATTGGATATTTTATTTTTAATGTAGGCTTTTTTGTGTAGAACCCCTGCCATTCCCTTAATATAATCTACAAAATCTTCCATTGCACGAACTTTTGCCTCTTCGGGATTAGTCGCACCTTGTTCATCACCGAATGAAACGGGGTGAAATTTACAAAGTTCTAAGTATGACTTGATTAACTCATTGTCACTCATATCGTCTTCATCAACAAACGTCCTGTATTTTTTTAAGTTTTTAACTAGTTGGTCTTTATCTATCCCGTTAAATCCGTCAATAATATAATTATAGACAGCTTCTTTTAAAGTGTTTGGATTGTGACCCCTTGCAGTAATGATTGAAAATATAGACCCGTTATTAATTGCTTCTCTAAAATCGTGAAAAGCTGGTCCTGTTTTGGCTCTCATTGCATCAATTAAAAAATCTTTATCCCCTGCTGTTCTAAAGTTTCTAAATGGGTCATCAGCAAAACCAACAACAGTATCACCTTTATACTGAAAAGGTTTTTTTCCAATCTCACTTCTGTACTCAGCAAAGTCATCAGTACTCATACCAATCTCATTACCATCTTCAGTTTTTAATATTATCTTTGTTGGCATGTGAACTATATTATCATCCCAATCAAACGCATAATATTTCATGTCTGGAGTACCCTCTCCTTTGAACCCTTCTCTTAATTGTTGTCTCATGTACGGCTAATAGGGGGTACTTATGTACCCCCATAAAATTTATTAGATATTTTCAAACGAAGCACCTGTTGGAGTGATAAAGAATTCAATATCAATGAACTCCAATGCTTTTGTAGGTTTTAAGTAGATTTTACCAGTTAAAGTATTTCTATCTAAGTCTTCAGGTGAAGAAGAAACTGTTACACGGAAATCATATAAACCTCTGTCTCTTCTGATTGAATCTAAGATAGGGTTAACGCTATCCAAGAATTGTTGTCTAACTAATTGGTCGTTTTGTTCGAACAATAATCTTACCGCTACCGCTGAAATCAACTTACGAGCTTGAAGTAATAATCTTCTTACGTTCAATCTGTTAAGTGCTGTGTCAGCAACTTGTAAAGTTTTGTTACCCCAAATTACAGTTCCAACATCAGAGAAAGTTGCGATAGGGTTAATTCTACCTTGATACAATGTATCTCTATCTTGTTGTGTAAGTTTTTGTCTAGCTTTGATTGAAGTAACAAGACCTCTTGTGTAACCCGCTGATGCGAACCAAGGGAATGAAATGTTATCTGTCAACGCTAAGTTTCTACAAACTTCACCTGTTGGAGGTAAATAAATTTGAGTATTATTAACTGTATCTCTAACCAAAATCCAAGGATAATATGTTGCAGTATAGTTAGAATCGATACCTGTATTGTCTAAGTTATCAACAGCTTCTTGTGAGTAGATGATATCTAAAGAACTTGTAGAATCAGGTGTGTACATTCTATAGTCAGGAGTAGTTGCAATGTATACAGAGTCAGCTCTTGAATATTGTACCATGTCAATTGCTTCTTCAACAAGATTAGAGTTATTTACATAATCTATTGAAGATGTTGCAAACACGTTGATGTTTGTTGCCTCAGGATTAGCAAATGTTAAGATACCAAGTAAGTAAGCGTAGTAGTCAGTGTTAGCAAAATCTTGTGTATTATTTTGTACCACAATTCTTTTAAACATACCGTCACCAGTTGCTGTAGGGTATTTAGATGATGGGAAAGCTCCCGCTAAGTAACCTGAAGCACCTAATTGGAATCTATCTTCATTAGTTCTCCATTCTCTATAAATGTCCCAGCCATCAAATCCACCCGCAAAACATATTGTGTATTTTCTTGAGTAAATAAAGTAGTATGGGTTTTCTTGAGTTTCAGGGTCTGTTCTAAAATCTGCCACCCCACATTCAAAAGCAGTTTGTCCACTTGACAAGGATGTATTTGCAATAGTTACTACCGTTGCACCCGAGTCCATGTGGAAACCTTTACTTATTACGTTCCATTTAACTGAATCTGTTGCAGTTTCCCATCCAATAGTTGGGTTTTGTTTACCTTTATATGTTAAGAAAGATTCATCAATACCATATTGAGTTGAAAACCCTAAATAAGTTCTTCTTACAATATCACCTGCCGACTCAACAGCATTACTTCCACCACCAGCAGTACCAAAAGGAGGATTAAGAATTACTTCACCAGGGTAATCGTACTTAGTTTTAAATTTAGGATATGGTGATGGATATAAATCATAACTTTCATATTCTCTTTGAGTATAACCATAGAAACCACAAGGAAGTGCATCTATTGGTGCTTCATCCGCCATTTCAACCATAATATATTTTGAAATTAAAGCATATTCACCATTAGATGAACCAATTTTCTTAGCAATAAAATTGTTAGACGCTGGGTCCATGTTACAATTTGTGAATTTTTCAATAACAACAGGATTTGCATCTGTGTCATAAAAATTTCTAACTAAAACATCAAACGACATATTGTTGAATGATAAGTTAGCAATTGAAACTTTAATTTCAGTATTTGCCGAATCACCATCGGAAATTGAAATAAATTTAAATAGTTTGTAAACTTTATTACCTCTTAATTCAGAAACTAAATAAGGGGTTTCAGGTGATTGATATTTTTCTAAGTTCCAAGCAATTGATTGACTTGATTGACTTCTTGCATCAGGTAATGCAATAAAATCACAATTTAACCCACGAATGTATCCTTGATTGTAAGCATAATTTAAACTTGCTTGATAAACCTCTTCAACATAAATTGGAACTTCAAATCTTGATTTTCCAAAGTTATCAACACCTAAAACCTTAGTGATGTATTTTGCGGAAGATGCTAATAAAGAAGTTTCAAAAGAAAAAACGTTACTGTCTTTTGTAACACCAGAAATTAAGAAGGATGCAAAAGGAGAACTTGTAACCCCTGAATACTGACCAGTACAAACTATTTGTAAATTGTTAGGTACCCATGCGTTACTATTATTATAGTCAATTCCCACCTCATAAACAGGTCCGTGGTTGATACTGTCCGCAGTATTAGAATATAATGAAACACCTCTTGAACGCAAGGTTCCTACAACCATGTTGTTGAACTCACTATAAGCAGTACCTGTAAAATTATATAATACACCAGTAATTGTACCAGTATATAAACCAGTACCACCTGATGATAAAGTATCTACATAATAGTAGAATGAATAACCTGTATAGGCGTCTCCTGTAGAAATGTTAAAATTAGCATAGTACCAAGGGTCGTTTGTTCCTGCTGATAAGTCATTTGTCGCTATGTTGTTATCACAATTATACGGTGATTTTACCGATGGATATAGATTTACAGTATTGTAGTAATCCGATTCAGGAATTGCACCATACATTACACTAGTTGTCGCTGAAGTTGAATTGTTATCAATAATACCACCCAAATAAGTGTTAAAATCATTTTGAAGTGTTGATGTTGAACCATCAGATAATCTATATTGAACATTTAAATTTGCTTGTACTAAAGCAGGTAAATCATTCAAGTCAGTAAATCCAATTGTTGTTCCTGATGAATAACCTGTAAATTCGGCTGTGAAACTTGTTTCAACACCGTTAAGTCCAATTGTTGTTGGGTCTACATTAGCAATAAGACTAAGACTCCAAGATGGACCCGCATCATATCCTGACAAACCTAAAACCCTAGTAACAAACAATTGATTTGATTGTTGTAAGTATGATTTAGCAATATATGCCGCTTCATATTTTGGGATTTGAGTGTTGTAAAATTTAACGGGTTCTGTTCCACCAAAATATGATTGGAACTCATCGTAATTAGTTATGAATACTGGTTCAAATGCTGGACCTTTTAGTGTTTCTCCAACGAGACCTAACGTAGTTACACCCACACTCTGTGCTACGAACGATAAGTCCGTTTCAGATGTGTATACACCAGGTGATACGTATACTTTTTGATTTGCTTGTGCTGTTGCCATTATTAAATTATTCTGTTACAGATTTATTTTATAGATAAATATTCAACTTTATATGAAAAAACTTTACTTTTCAATAACTATTTATATATGGTGGGAATAAATTCTGCCTTTTTTCTACCATGAAGACAAAGAAAGAAATTAAGAATATAAAAATATCCCCTGAATCACATGAGATACTAAAAAAGTATTGTGATAAGAGAGGTATTAAGATTTACAAATTTTTAGAGAATTTAATAATTGAAAAGTGTAAAGAAAAAAAAGATATATACGGGGAAGATTAAACAAGTTTGTTTTCATACAATACGTTAGCATCTTGAGTATTATCTTTTTTGGTTACTTCAATTCTTAACGCATCATTTGTAGTGATTTGAATATTTTGAACATCACTACCATAGTAATCACCATTGATAAAAATATCAAAAGTATCAACATTGTTTGTTGA